TCTTTCACTACGTTTATTCCTTTTTATCTTGATGCCTGTTTCCTCATAGAGTGTGCCAGACATCATGTAGTGTAGCACATCTTCTTCCTTGTATCGTACAGATGCACCAAGACGCAAGAAGCACGGTCCTCTATTCTGGCTTCTCCATTTGCGTACGGAGGACACAGAGGCACCTGTCAGCTTTGCAACGTCAGTATCGAGTAGGAGCGGTTTCCCTAGCATATTCAATAGCTTATGCTTTTCAGGGAGTAGCAGGAGGGAGGGACGTGCCTAAACTTGGCGAGTATCGTTAAAGTTGCTTAACCTGCTTTAGCTCGCCCCCGCTGCTCAGGCGGGGGCTGTCGGGTAGTTGTGGGTTTTCCGTTTTGTCGTTTGCCTTTATTCTTTTCCTTGTGTGAATTTTTAAATCTAACGCTATCTGGTGATAGCGCCAAGAGACTGGCTAAGGTCCACAGTTTCCACGCTGCCACTTCCAGAACAACGGTGATTCTCCTTTGCTCAATAGTGTTAGCCAGTCACTTCGCGCTACCCCTTATCCAAAAAAAAGACAATAGGGCTTTTCTTGGGATATACCATATACAGATCCAGCGCGTAGGCTTTGTATATAATCTATAGAATATCTAAGATAATATACTCTTATCTATACATTATAGAATTGCATCTAAAATATAGATAAGAAGGAAGGTATATGCAATATCTCGGGTCTGATCCTTTTCCTTCGGTTTCCAAGCTGGACCAAGGCATCCCAATGTCCCTGGCCCGTCATCTCTTTAACCTAGAGCGTAAGCATTGATTCTCTAGGTGAATGCCGATAGTGGGTGGCTACCAGAACTCAGTACCGCTCTTTGAACTGCGGCCCTATGGAAAATTATTGTCGTCTCACCAGTGCTTTCTTGAATCCATGGCTATCTCAGTGGTGATGCAGCCACCATAACGTCTGCCTGAGAACCTTTCGGCACATTCATCATACAGCACCCTGATCGCAATCGCAACAGCAATTTTATGTGGCGCTGTAGCAGTCTGTGGTATACAATCTGTCTACATGGATAAAGAACAATTGATTGAGATGGAGTCGATGCGTTGCGCGATGAAGCGTGTAGAGAAGGAAGGCGGCAGCGCAGAGGAGGTCTGCGAGATCCTCGAAGAGGAGCGCCAAAGAGAGGAGGCAAAGGTAAAGGAGGGGGAGGAGTGGTGTCGTTCCCTGGCACCGTTCATTAAAGAGCTAACGGGGCAAGAATTGATCGGCGCAGAGTATCAGGGGTTCACTACGGGGCGCAGGACATTCAAGCTGTTATGCTCGTAGTGCGTGAAGAGAGAAGAGGTCGTAACGGAGAGGGAGCTATCGAAGTACCTGAAAGTCTCCGTGCCTTGCCTAAAGTACTGGCGCAGTGTAGGGTACGGCCCCATCTTTTCTAAAACCAAGAGAGGCATCGTTGTGTACGAGATCGCCCACATTACAAATTGGCTTTCGTCTTGTTTGGTAGATCCCAGGAAAGAGCAAAGCGAAGAAGAAGATTTTCTAATAGTAGACGGCGCTTACGAAATTTACGTCTCAGGCAAGAAGTAGTGTGCTAGGATAAAGGAGTCTTGTACCGGACACCTCCTCCGATTGTTCGGTCCTCCTGTTGGTTTGGGCATAAAAATAGGCTCCTCGAAAGAGGGGCCTTTTTTTACTTCGACAGGAAATTGTAAAGCCAAGATAATGTTGCTCCAACGCCAGAGGCAATTGCTACAACGGCTGTCCATGCTTTCTTGGCGCTTTGGATCTCAGTGTCTAGCGAGGAAATTCTTTCTTCGCTTTTTTGGGTGCGCCCGTTTAGCTTTGCTAGATGCTCTGAGATGTGAGCAAGGTGAACTCTGCTTTCAGCCGCTTCGACTCGAAGGTCAGAAAGGAGCTGTTCAATTTTTTCCATACTATGAATTGTATCGGCATACAGATATTTAGGGCATGATGGTGATGTGAATATAAGGAATGTCCTCGCCGGGGAATACACTCCTCAGCAGATTGACACAATCATCGCAAAAGCAAAGACGCTGCCATACCACGAGCAGCTTGAACTGGCAGAGCTTTTAACGAAATACGAGAAGTACCTCAAGGTGCAAACCTGCCAGAACAAGTTCTTAGACTTTGTGAAAGAGATGTGGCCTGCGTTTATTCCTGGTCGGCACCATGCAATCATGGCAGATGCCTTTGAGCGAGTAGCAGAAGGTAAATGCAAAAGATTGATAATTAACATGGCTCCTCGTCACGCCTTAAGCCTAGACACTAAAATCATAACGACAAAAGGTTGGAAGACGATTGCCGAAATTGAAGTTGGCGATATGGTGTTTCACCCAGACGGCAACCCAGTTGAGGTGACTGGAGTTTCTAATGTCTTTACTGATCGAGAGATTTATCGAGTGTCCACTGATGACGGGCGCTACGTTGATGTTGACGGAGAGCATCTTTGGACAGTTCGATTGAGTCGAAAGCACGGTGTCTTTCACACATATTCCACTGAAGATCTGTACAAAAGACAATCCGGCGCGATCCTCAAGACCAAGCGTGGAGGCGGGGTTTACATCAAGGAAACGGATTCCGATGGCAAGTCCATTAGGAATCCAATGCTCCCTGCTGTATCCCCTTTAAACATACAGGACGCTGAACTTCCGATTGATCCATATATGCTAGGCGTCTGGCTTGGAGACGGGCATAAGAACAATGGTGTCATCACGATGCACGATGAGGACCAGCGGGTACTCAGGCCGATTATTGAATCCAAGGGATACAAAACAACCGATCAATCTACTCGATTTACATTTGGCGTGTTAGGCCTGAAGGAGAAGCTCAGGTCAATTGAAGTTCTTGTCGATAAGCACATACCGGAACAGTACATCATGTCCAGCCCCGCACAAAAGATGGAACTTGTTAGGGGCCTGATGGACACAGATGGGAATGTGTCAAAAGCTGGTCAATGCTTTTTTGCCAACAAGAACAAAAGAATAATAGATTCATTCAGGATAATCCTGCACTCGTTGGGTATAAAAAATTCACTCTTAGAGCAAAGGGTGTTCTTGGATGGCAAGGATCACGGGTTGCATTACAAGGTTAGCTTTTATGCTAAAGATATATCTAAATTGCCAAGAAAGAACGACAGAGCAGTTGGTCATACAAAAACTATTGGCAGGTATATTAGTATCAAGAAGTTAAACTTGAAATCAGAAACCAGATGCATAAAGGTCAATAGAGAGGATGGGCTTTTCCTGGCAGGGGAAGGCATGATCCCAACCCACAACACAAAAAGCGAGTTTAGCTCTTATTTGCTTCCAGCGTGGTTCCTTGGTAAATACCCACACAAAAAAGTAATTCAAACAGCACATACTGCTGAATTAGCAGTTGGGTTTGGCAGAAAGGTCAGGAACCTAGTAGGTAGTCAACAATATCAATCAATTTTCTCTGGAGTCTCTTTGTCTTCAGATAGCAAGGCTGCTGGCAGGTGGAACACAAATAAGCAGGGCGAATACTTTGCAATAGGTGTTGGTGGTAGTGTGACGGGCAAAGGGTCGGACCTTCTGATTATAGACGACCCACATAGCGAACAAGAGGCTGCTATAGCAGCAACAAGCCCAGGTGTTTACGATAGCGTATACGAGTGGTATACGTCTGGCCCTCGTCAGCGTTTGCAACCTGGAGGCGCAATTATTCTCGTTATGACGAGGTGGTCTAAAAAAGACCTCTGTGGGCAGATCTTGAAGGCCGCATCGGAAAGAGACGGTGCAGATGAATGGGAAGTGATTGAGTTCCCGGCAATCATGCCTTCCGGCAATCCTCTGTGGCCTGAGTTCTGGCCTTTAGAAGAACTGGAAAAGATCAAGGCAGAATTGCCTGTTGCCAAGTGGAATGCTCAGTACCAGCAAAATCCTACCTCGGAAGAAGGGGCGCTGGTAAAGAGAGAGTGGTGGAAGATCTGGGATAAAGACGATCCCCCCAAGTGCGAGTACATTATCCAGTCCTGGGACACGGCGCTCACCAAGGGAACTCGGTCAGACTACAGCGCCTGTACTACATGGGGAGTGTTTTACGACAGAGATTCAGACGGCAAGCAAAGGGCAAACATCATCCTACTCAATGCTTATCAAGATAAACTTGAGTTCCCCGAACTCAAGCAAAAAGCCCTAGAGGAATACAAGTACTGGAAGCCAGATGCCTGCATTATCGAAGCAAAGGCTGCTGGCGCTCCTCTTGTCTTCGAGTTGAGGAAGATGGGCATCCCGGTACAGGATTACACTCCATCTAGAGGAAATGATAAGATAGTTCGCGTGAACGCTGTAAGCGACATATTTGCCTCTGGCTTTGTCTATGCGCCTCCATTGCGCTGGGCAGAAGAGGTGATAGAGCAGTTTGCATCGTTTCCTAATTCAGATCATGATGACCTTGTTGATAGCTCAACGCAGGCTTTGTTGAGGTTTAGGCAAGGTGGTTTTATTTCCACACAGAACGACGACGAAGAAGAATACGTTGTTCGCGCCAAAGCAGACTACTACTAAAACCTTATGTCTTTTAATCCCAATCAGTTAGCTACCATGGAAGAAGTTGATGATATTGTTGCCAAGTTAAATGCGGCTAATATTGGCGGCGGGGTTGCTAAAATCTATATCCCGCAATGGTCTGGCCCTTTTCCTGAGCCGGGAGACGGCAAGGCTCGTCAGTATTGCATCGAATACAACAATGGGTCTACCGGACACAATGTTGGATTGATTCGAGATACGATTAACAAGAACCCCGGTATGTGGCAGCAGATGCTTCAAGCTGATGCCATTCCGGCCAACACGGAAAACTAGGTACTCTTATGATCGACAAGCCTTTGGAAGAGATGGACCCCCTGCTTAGAGAAGAAGCGGAGGTTGAGATTGACATTGTAAATCCAGAGGCTGTCTCAATTGAAACTGAAGACGGTGGGATGATTATTGAGTTTGGCCCACCTGAGGAGGAAGGCGATAGCCTGAAAGACCTTCCTCACTCTGCCAACCTAGCAGAGCATCTGGACGACAATATCCTATCCAGCATCGGAACAAAAGTCCTCGATGTATACGAGGAGGACTTGAACTCCAGGCAGGATTGGGAACGCGCCTATAAAGAGGGCCTGGATTATCTAGGGGTAAAGACAGAGGATCGCAACAAGCCTTGGGCTGGCGCGTGTGGACTTTTCCACAACATGATTATGGAGGCCGCTGTTCGCTTCCAATCCAATGCCATCATGGAGATCTTCCCGGCCTCCGGTCCGGTCAAGACTCAGATCGTTGGAGAGGTAACCGAAGAAAAAGAAGATCAGGCTCTCCGAATCCAGACCGACATGAACTACCTGCTAACGCAGGATTTGAAAGACTATCGGCCTGAAACAGAGCGAATGCTGTTTGGTCTGGCGCTGTGCGGATCTGCTTTCAAGAAGATCTGCTTCGATCCTCTGACGGATATGCCCGATATCAAGTATGTCCCGGCGCAGGACTTCATTATGCCGTATGGGGCTACATCGCTTAAAACGGCAAGCAGGTATATCCATGTTCTTGCAAAGAACATAAACGAAGTAAAGAAGCTACAGTATACAGGGTTTTATCGGGAAGCAAGCATTCAACCTGATTACGACTCCAACTCTCAGCTTAAAGACAAGATCGACAAGATTAGCTACGAGTACAAGCAGGGTGACGAGGATATGGTCACGCTGCTTGAGGCCCACATTGATCTGGACATTGAAGGGCTGGAGCATACCGACGAAGACGGTGAGCCAACAGGAATCGCTCTTCCGTATGTTGTCACGGTAGACAAGTCTTCCGGCAAGGTACTTTCTGTCTATCGCAATTGGGACGAAAGCGATCCGAAGAAGAACAAGCTGATCTGGTTCTCGGCATACAACTATGTTCCTGGTATGGGTGCATACGGCTACGGCTTGATTCACCTCATCGGTGGAAACGCCAAAGCCTCTACCGCTATTTTGCGCCAGCTAATTGATTCTGGCACCCTGGCAAATCTTCCTGGCGGCTTGAAAGCAAAGGGGATGCGTGTTGCTGGAGACGACTCTCCAATTCAACCTGGGGAGTGGCGAGATGTAGACGTTGCGAATGGTGACATCGCTCGTTCGCTCTATCCCCTCCCGTACAAAGAACCTTCGCAGACTCTGTTCCAACTCTTGGGGAATGTCGTCGAAGATGGTCGCAGGCTGGCATCTATTGCTGATGCTGAGATTGGAGACGTTAATTCTCAGGCTCCAGTAGGGACAACGCTGGCAATTATGGAACGGGCGCTCAAGGTAATGAGCGCAATCCAGGCAAGGCTACACGCTTCCCTGCAAGACGAGTTTTCTATTCTGGTCCGGGTAATCCGCGATAGCGGATCGGATCGTTACAAGATTGATTTCGGAAAGATGGACGGGAGCAAACGCGATGACTTTAGTGATCGCATCGACGTTATCCCTGTATCTGATCCGAATGCGGCTACGATGTCGCAGCGGGTTATGCAGTATCAGGCTGCAATCCAGCTTGCTGCTCAAGCGCCGCAATTCTACGACCTGCCTGAGTTGCATCGGAAGATGCTGGAAGTCCTTGGCATTAAGGACGTTAAGAAGATTATTCCAGAGAAGATAGACGCTCCCCTACTCGACCCGCTCTCTGAGAATATCAACCTCACCAACATGAAGCCTGCAAAGGCTTATCAGGTGCAGGATCATGAGTCGCACATCAAAGCGCATATGGCGTATGTGCAATCTCCGTCCGTCCAACAACAGCTAGGACAGAATCCTCAGGCAAACGCAATCTTCGCTGCATTCATGGCGCATATCGCAGAACACGTTGGGTTTGCATATCGCGCCCAGATCGAACAGAAGCTCGGTATACCGCTTCCCGCGCCGGGAGAACCTATGCCTGGGGACATTGAATCGAACCTCAGCAAGGCCATTGCAGACGCATCTACGATGCTTCTACAGCAGGCGCAAGCGCAACAGCAGCAGCAACAGTTTCAGCAGCAAGCTCAAGATCCTGTTATGCAGCTTCAGCAGGCTGAGTTGCAGATCAAACAGGCTGAACTCCAGCAGAAAGCGCAAGAATCGCAGCAGAAAGCACAGTTGGAGATGGTCAAGAACCAGACGAAAGCGCAATTGGAGACGGCACGGATCCAGTCTCAAGCGCAAATGGCACAGCAAACCGCCGCAGTAAAGGCGCAACAGGTACAAAGCGAACTGGCGCTAGACAATCAGCGCCTGCAACTAGAAATTGAACGTCTCCAGAAGGATCGGCAGGAGTCCGAAGCCCGTATTCAGGCTGAGATGCAGCGCATTCAGACCGAAAACGACATGGCAAAGGCCAAGATTGCTGAGATTCTGGCTCGAATGGATGCTATGGGAGGGTCGGTTGGACCTGAAGTCTAAGTTTTTCCATCGAGTAGACGAACTTTCAGAGACGATTACCACCCATCTCGTCTCTGGCTCCTGCGCTGACTACGCAGAGTACAAGATGATGGTTGGCAAACTCGCTGGACTCCAGCAAATGCGCCAAGAGTTTCTAGAAACATGGAAACAAATGGTGCAAGAAGATGATGGAGACTGACGCAAACGCTGTTTAGCGCAAGGAATAGACAAAAAACAACAATGAATACACTACCAACTCCAGTTGGCTACAAAATCTTGGTGAAAATGCGAAAGGTTGTAGAGGAAAAGACGAAGTCTGGCCTCTATATCCCCGATCAAGCCAAGCAAGACGAGAACACTGCGTCTCTAATCGCTGAAGTATTGGCGCTTGGGACGGATGCTTACAAAGATCCGATCAAATATCCTAACGGGGCTTGGTGTTCCGTGGGCGATCACATCATTCTTCGCAGTTATTCCGGTACTCGCATTAAAATTGATGGAGAAGAGTACCGTCTCATCAACGACGACACGCCTGAGGCTGTTGTTCCTGATCCTGACAAGGTAGAGAGGGTCTAATGCTAGAAGAACGCATCGAATCTGATCTCGTTGTCCCTGGGCAGGAAGCAGAAGAGCGTGAGCCTGTCGCGGTAGAGGAAGATCTAGAGATTGAGGTAGTCGATGACACCCCTCCTGAGGATCGTCGTCCTCCTCGCAACGAAACAAGCGAACCGCAAGCGGCTGCTAGCGACGACGAAGAACTTAAAAACTATTCGGAAAGCGTACAAAAACGCATCAAGCGTCTAAAGTACGAGTTCCACGAAGAGCGCCGACAGAAAGAACGCGCCGCACGGGAAGCGCAAGAGGCATTGACGTATGCTTCTTCTCTTCAGCAGCAGATCGAGCAGTATCGCAGGAACTCTGAGGAAAACCAACGGGCGTTGATTCAAGTTTCTGCCAAGCAGAAGGGTTCAGACCTGGACGCCGCTAAACGGCTTCTTAAAGAAGCCTACGAGGCTGGTGATACGGACAAGATGGCAGCAGCACAGGAAGCCATCGCGGTACTTGCTAATGAAAAGCGAGTGCTGGAGTCCTATACACCACCATCTACGTCAAGTGTAAGCTATCTACAACCACAGGACACACAGCCTGTTGCGGCTCAACCTGCACAACCTCGGGTATCCGCTAAAGCTGTCCTCTGGAAAGAGGCAAATCCTTGGTTCGGCAGCGATATGGCTCTTACTGGGTACGCCATTGACGTTCACTCTAAGTTGGTGAACGCTGGAGTAGATCCTGAGAGCGACCAGTACTACGAAGCTATCGACAAGGCCGTGTATCAATTTCACCAAAACATCTCTGGTACGCAAGCTACAAGCCAAGCACCAGCACCATGGGGATTACTCCTCAGCAGTACGCGAAAGAACTACTGAAACAGCAAAAGGAGATGCAGTAATGAAGCCGAATCGTGAAATGGAAACCCGCGAAGCAGAATCGCGCATTGAATCTTGGAAGCCGCCCTCGTTGTTGCCCGATCCTGCCCCCAGCCCTGATTGGGCTTTCCGGTGGGTACGGAAGTCGATTCGTGGTGAAGCCGATCCCTCTAATGTGTCCATGCGCCTTCGCGAAGGTTGGACTGTAGCACGGGCCGAAGATCACCCTGAGATTATGGCTGACATTATCTTGAACGAGTCGAAGAATGGCACTATCGAGATCGGTGGCCTCATTCTATGTAAAACGGCACGGCATATGGTTGAACAGCGCAATCGTTACTACGAGCAGATGACAGCCAAACAAGCCGATGCGGTAAACAACAACCTAATGAAGGAACAGGACAGCCGGATGCCTCTCTTCAGAGAATCCAAAACAACTGTTACCTTCGGAACAGGAAATTAGAGGATAACAATGGCTTCTACCGCTACTCCCTACGGCCTCGTTCCCTTTGAGTTGGCTGGCGCTGCTCTCCGTGGCGCTGCTCGGAAATTCCCGATTGGTGCTGATAACACCAATGCCATCTACTTTGGGTCCCCGGTCAGTTTGAACTCTGGCGTCATCACTGTGTGTGGCGCTACCCCTACCACCACTCGTAACGGAAATACTCCGGTTGGCATCTTTGTCGGCTGCGAGTATGTTGATGCTACGGGCCGTCCCACCTGGGCGCAGTACCTTCCGGCTTCTGCTACCACGGCTGGCCTCACCAAGATCTATGTGTACGTTGTTGACGATCCTCGGGTTGTCTTCAGGGTTCAGGGCAACGGCACCGTTGCCACCACGGATCTTGGCAAGAATGCTCCTTTGACTGCGGTCACTTCTGGTTCGACGGTTAGCGGCAACTCGACGGCTTCTTTGCTTGCCGCTTCGATTGCTACCACGAACACACTGGCTGTTAAGATCATCGGCTTTGTAGACTCGGTCTACTCTCAGCCGGGGGATGCTTATACCGATTGCCTTTGCATCTGGAACCAGGGCGTCCACGCCTACCAGAACGCTACGGGCGCGTAATCTAAGGGACAAGGAAAGGAGAATCAATCATGGCTATTACTCGTTCACAGATGTTGAAAGAGTTGGTTCCCGGCCTGAACGCCTTGTTCGGTTTGGAATACGCTCGGTACGGTGAAGAGCATAAAGAGATCTTCGAGATCACCTCTTCGGAACGTGCGTTTGAAGAAGAAGTGAAGCTGTCGGGTTTCGGCACTGCTCCGGTTAAGTCGGAAGGTGGTTCGATTGCCTACGACAACGCGCAGGAAGCCTACACCTCGCGCTATACCCACGAAACGATTGCTCTCGGCTTTGCGGTTACCGAAGAGGCGATGGAAGACAACCTGTATGTCGCCGTTGCCCAGCGGTATACGAAGGCTCTGGCTCGTGCGTTTGCGAACACCAAGCAGGTTAAGGGTGCGAATGTCCTGAACAACGGGTTCAACGCTTCCTACACTGGTGGTGACGGCAAGCGGCTGTTTGCTACCGATCACCCGCTCATCACGGGTGGCTCAAACTCCAACCGTCCTACGACTGGCGCTGACCTCAACGAGACTTCGCTTGAGGCTGCGATCATCCAGATCGCTGGGTGGACGGACGAGCGTGGTTTGCTGATTGCTGCCAAGCCGCGCAAGCTGGTTGTCCCGCCTGCTCTGATGTTCGTTGCGGAGCGCCTGTTGAAGTCGGTTCTTCGGACCAACACTGCCGACAACGACATCAACGCGATCTACAACCTGTCCTCGGTGCCGGAAGGTTATGCGGTCAACCACTATCTGACGGACACCAATGCTTGGTTCCTGAAGACGGACGTGCCGAATGGCCTGAAGATGTTCGAGCGCGTCAACCTCAAGACCTCGGCTGAAGGTGACTTCGAGACGGGCAATATGCGGTACAAGGGACGCGAGCGTTACAGCTTCGGGTGGTCTGATCCGCTGGGTATGTATGGTAGCCCCGGTGCTTCCTAGTACTCTGTAAACAAAATAGGGGGAGAGCGATCTCCCCCCTTACTCATAGCAAACTACCCTATCAGACTGGCTATGCAGACGTTCAAGAGACGGATAGGGAAAACTTCCTTGAAGGAGAATTATAATGGCTAACACTTCGTTTACTGGACCCGTACGAAGCCAGAATGGTTTCCAGGGCTATAGCAATGATTCCTCGAATGTATCGCTGACTCTTAGCGCCCAGGGTACTGG